AAAAGGCTCATAACAAAATTCTTTATACTGCTCAGATAGCCAAGGCTATGCCTGATAAGAAGATACTAACCTTCGGGGGTAGTAATGAGTTTACTGATTCTATGCACGAGGCAATTGCAAATGAAGGCATCCCTGCAGCTAGATATCATTCTAAACTCAGAAAGAAGGAAAAGGATGCAGCTCTCAAGGACTTTAAAGACAACACAGTAAAGGTGCTGTGCTCTACAAAGGCCTTGAATCAAGGGTTTGATGTGCATGATGCTAACCTTGGTGTTATCTGTGGCCTTGACTCAAAGGCATTGCAGATGATTCAAAGGGTCGGTCGTCTCCTCAGATTGTCTGATAAGGACAAGGTGGGTGAGGTGATTATTCTCTATGTGAAGGACAGTCAAGAGGAAAAATGGCTGCAAAATGCCATTAAAAATTTATCCAATATCAATTGGATTGATGGAATTTCTTCTTATATTTGAAAACGATTCAGTATAGACAGTATAATAGAAATCTTTATGATCATTGAACTTGATACTGAAAGGCTTACTAATCTTGGCTTATGTCCTGATGAGTATGTTTACTTGCTACTGCTGAGTCGTAAAGAAATTGATCCTAGTTTAAAGTTAAATGTTGATTTAGAGTTATTGCAAACCAATGGGTGGATCAAAATCGGGGAGGATGACGATGTTACATTACGGGATAAGTTTGAGACTAGTACTCTTTCAGACTTCGATCAGATGTGGCATGGTCTCCTCTCCCGATTTCCACTGAAGGTTATCAATCAAGGGACAGTGAGGATGTTAAGAGCTAAAGATCCTGACTCTAAAGCAAATTCCAAAGCCAAGGCTAAGTACAAGAAGATTGTGGGAACTGATAAGGAGAAGCACGATAGGATTATCGAGTGCCTTAACAGGGAACTAGACTTCCGTAGGAAAGGTAATGGCTTAGGGTATATGCAGATGCTTGACACATGGGTTAATAATCACAGTTGGGAAAAGTACACAGACACAAATGACACAACAGAGCCTGAATCAGACACAGGACGAATCACAAGATCACTCTAACAACTTAGACGAGACTTTAAAAGAGTTTCGTCACATCTCAAAATCAGTAGACAAATCAATCGAAGAGATCAAGCTTGCTAAACTTGGTAATAGGATTGTTTTCCCTACTGGATGGGATAGGTTGAATAAGAATCTTCTTGGTGGTTTGCAGCCTGGGAAAATGTATGTAATTGCTGGGAGACCAGGTGTAGGGAAATCAGCTTTCTCTAACCAATTGGTCTTCGATCTTCTAGACAAGAACAAGGACAAGAAAATGATTCTCCTTTATTGGAGTTTCGAGATGCCAGACTATCAACAGATTATGAGGGCAGCAGCTAACGATGTTAAGCTGCAATTCTCAGAACTGTATAGTATCGAGTCCCCAATCTCTGACGAGAAGGTCAACGACTATGAGAAGGCAGTAGATAAGTATCGTAAGTATCCGATATTCTTCTGCTCTATTCCTCAGAATATGGTTAAGATTAAAGAGGTGAACAACAGGGTGAATATCAAGTTCCCAAACCACACAATAATTAACCTCTTCGACCACTCTAGACTTATTCTAGGGTCTGAGGATACAGAACTACAGAAGCTTAATCAGATATCTAAAACTTGTATGTGGCTGCAGGCTAGACTTGGGGTAATCAATATCCTACTGTCTCAGCTAAACAGGAACATCGAGCAAGAGTATCGTGCTAAACAGCAGTATCAGCCACAGCTAACTGACCTGTTCGGGGGTGACTCGATAGGCCAGGATGCTCACGTGGTTATGATGCTTCAACGTCCATATGATTTATACGGGATAACAGATGCATACTGTGGTGAGAACCCAGTAGGCTTGCTTGCATGTCACGTAGAAAAGAATAGGGATGGCCAGCTAGGCATGATTCCTTACGAATCAGATCTGTCTACCTTCTCGATTAAAGAGAGACCAAAAAAGTAATCAATTAAAATTTAAAGTATGAACGATCTTATTGCCCCTAATCTTACTAGAGGGGAAAATAGACCCGAACCAATGGCTTACAGAGCTACCAGAACAGAGGCTCTTAGAAACTATAGTATAAATATAAAGTTTCTAGATAGAGGAGTAATGGTTACTGTTGGTTGTAAGGATATTGCATATGAAAGTATAGAAGCTTTTACAAAGTCTTTTATAGCTTATATGGAAGACCCATTTAGTGTTCAAGAAAGTTGGCTAAAGTTTTTTCACGAACAAGATCAAATTAAGTAACTATGGAATTAGTATTGCCAACAGAAAGAGTACCAGTTGGAAGGAAAAGCCCACGACATATGATTATGTACGGGCCTCCAAAGATTGGTAAAACTACTGCAATTGCTAAGCTTGATGGGTGTTTAATCATAGACCTGGAACAAGGATCTGACATGGTTGAAGCACTAAAGATCAAGGTAGCAAATCTTGCAGAGTTATCACAGGTAGGTAAAGCCATTATGCAGGCTAAGAAACCCTACAAATACATAGCCATTGACACTATAACTCAGCTAGAGGTATGGTGTGAGTCAGAGGCTAAGGAATTGTACAGACAAACACCAATGGGTAAGAACTTCGATGCAGATAACAAAGGGTTATCAGTATTGTCTCTTCCTCAGGGTGCAGGCTATCTGTATTTGAGAATGGCTATTAAGAAATGGATGGATAGATTGGAGATGCTCTCTGATCATATCATCTATATCGGCCACCTCAAGGATAAGATGCTTGAGAAGAAAGGTAAGGAGGTGTCTGCTAAAGATCTCGACTTGACTGGTAAGATTAGAAACATTGCTTGCTCTAACTCGGATGCCATAGGCTACGTTTATAGAGATGGAAACAAGACAATGATTTCATTCGATTCTAGTGAAGAGATTACAGCAGGTTCTCGTTGTGAGCATTTAAAAGGTCAAGTCATGGAACTTGATTGGAGTAAAATTTATATTGACTAAACATATTAAATCAAATGGCAATTGAAGCTACCGTTGCACAAGATGTTGCAACACAACCAACCACAATAATTACTGTATCATCAGTTCTTGGGGATTTGAATAACGGCATGGACAGAAATGCTATTGCTGCTAAGTATGGCTTATCAGCAGCAGAAGTTACAGAAGTATTCAAGCACCCAAAGCTTAAGGGACTACGTGCTCGTCGTAAGATTACACGTATCTCTATTGTAGATGACACAGTAGAAAACCCAGTAACAGTCCCAACTATTCAACCTGTGACACCTAGTCACGAGTTGGAAACCGTTACAGAACGTAACGACTTGGAAGTGGTTACAAATCCTAACCAATTGGATTTGCTCGACTTAATTGTTGATGCAGAGGCAGCAATCTGAGAGGGAAGAGACATAGTTTACAAAATGTTTTACCGTTAAAAATTATTAAAATGGCTATTCAATCGAATAATTCAGAAGAAGTTGTATCAACTGGTGGAATAACCCTGTACACAGGTGTTGCCCCAGTATCAGTAGTTGCAGTTAATCCTAACTTATCAGAGCTTTCAGAGCTTGGTATTAATCTTAAGACCGAGCCTGAGTATAAGGTAACTCTTAACGAGGAGGACTATAACAAGCTAGTATTCTGGCTTAAGTCTGACGTTGCAGGCTTGTCTTTTACTACTAGATTCGAGATTCTTATGCAGGCTAAGCACCGTGCATCTAAGGACGGAAGCAAGTTCATGTGGGCTAATAACATTGGTCAGACTACATGGAGTGCAGACATTCCTGCCTATGACTGGTGGAAGAATCAAGATAAAACTAGAAAAGCTTATGTTGGTGAGGATACTTTGATTAACTTTACCAAGGCTTGGGCTAACGTGGCAGCAGGTGGAGAGATATCATTTGATACTATCGATGCTATTGCTGAGGGAGATGTACAAGAGTTGCAAGAGTATGTTAAAGTACTCAGTGCTAACAAATTACGTGTCCTTGTAGGTGTTAAAGATGGCAAGTATCAAGCTGTCTACAATCGTCACTTTGGAAGGCTAAAGCCAATGAGAGATGATATGTTTATCAAGGCCTTGAATGAGGACTATGGTTCTTTCAATGCTGAGTATAACAAGGATCTCAAGTTACAGGTTTATTCCCCAACTATGATTGTGGCTGACCCTGTAGCAGTTCCAGCAGGTGACTCTGCTGATGCTTGGGATGTGTGATTGTGTTTAGTGTGTGTATATTGTTATTGTTTTTGATTAATGAAGATAGGGGGCTTACGTGCCCCCTTCTTTATTTTTGTAATTATGATACAGATAAGGAACAGCGATGCCTACTTGGATAAGGACTCTGTTCTCTGTAAGATTTCAGAGTACGATATCTTCAAGTTCTACTGTCACAGTTTTAAGAAGAATGGTGACAAGTTTTGTAGTGAGCTCAGACAAGATAGATCCCCAACTTGCTCGATAATCCCGTACAATGGTAAGCTATTGTATAAGGACTTCGGTAATGGGGAGAGCCATGATTGTTTTAGTTATGTGCAACGTAAGTATAATCTGACATTTATAGAAGCACTTAAGGTAATAGATGCTGACTTTGGGCTAGGACTCCACATGGGGACTGTGACCAAAGCTGAGATGGCTATTACCTATGGAGATCAAGTTCTTGAGGAAAGAAAGCCCACTATACTTACTAAACGTAGTAGAAGGTGGGTTGAAGAAGATGTTAAATTCTGGGGTAAGTTTGGGATAGACTTAGAGTTATTGACTAAATTTGCTGTAGAGCCGATCGATTACTTTTGGATCAATGAGGTTCGGTATAGCTGCCACACTCTGGCTTATGCATATAATATCAACGGGAGATATAAGATCTACAGGCCGTTGGAAACAGAGGGTAAGTGGTTCAGTAATACTACTAAAAATGATATCCAAGGCTATGGCCAATTGAAAGACAGTGGAGACATTGTCTTTCTTGCTTCATCACTAAAGGATGTTATGACCTTGAATGCTCTGGGATTCGAGGGAGTAGCAATGCAAAGTGAGATGCAGATGCCTAGTCAGAAGTTTATCGATCATCTCAATACAAGGTTTGCCTTGGTTGTTGTGCTGTATGATAATGACTTTAATTCTGATACAAATCCAGGCCAGACTATGGCTAACAAAATTTGTAATACGTATCAGCTAATCAACGTCATCATCCCAGCACATTACAAATCTAAGGATATATCAGATCTTGTTAGAGATCATGGAAAAGATTGTGCAAAGAGAATAATTAACATTCAACTACCGTAAATGACTGATTCTAAATACTATACAGACCCAGAGGTTAGAGAAAAGATTGACACTATACTAAAAAATTGTGCAAATCTGTTTAGCAACCTTGGTACTTACACTACTTTTGATGTACAAGACATCAGAATTGCAAAACAATTAGAGCGAAAATGGCTAAACGAAATTCAAGAACTAGATCCAATACTGTTCGAAAAGCTGGTCCCAAAAGAGGAAGCCGAGGGAAAATAAAGGCTACTCAAAAGGTAGTTGACGGCATACAGTTTAAGTCAATGTTGGAGGTGTTCACGTATCGTAAGCTATTAGAGTTTGAGTTAAGATTCGAGTACGAACAACGTAAGTTCGTCATTATGCAAGGGTTTGATTACCCTCAGTGTTCTTGGGAGACTCTACCTAGTGGGGATTTTAAAGATAAAGGGAACGGAAAAGTTCGTGATATTACATACACCCCAGACTTTGTAGGGTATGATTCTAAAGGAAAACTTAAATGGGTGATCGAGTGTAAAGGTTTTGCTAACGAAAGGTTCCCCAATACGTGGAAGCTATTCAAGCAGACTTTGATACGAGAAGGAACAGTAATCCCACTGTATCTCCCTAAAAATCAGAAGCAGGTCTTAGAGACAATCGAAAAGATACTAGCTTTATAATCAACAATTTAACTAACTAAAGGTCTAGAGAAATCTGGGCCTTTTTTATTCCAACTAGTATTATAACTATGAGTATAAAAACCATTGAAGACAACTACATTGGGATGGACAAGGGTGTGGCTAAGAGGATTAACAAGGGAGCTGAGAAGCTCGTCTTTGATATCCTACAGTCTACTCAGTATTCCACCCCAATTCCTTCAACCGTCAGAGAGCTGGTAACAAATGCCTGCGATGCTCAACGAGAGAAGGAGATTGCTATTGAGATTCTTAC